ACACAAAGTCGGCTTGCATATGTTTGTACTAATAGTTATTATTATACAGGGAGTTGTTTTAGCTGAGTCTAAAATTAGTCTCACTATAACATCACCTGACTACTCCTCACACAGCTGTTTTAGCTCAACTGTTGCACCCATAATAATTCAACGTAAGTGGACGGCAGAGATCTCTAAGATGGGAGAGTTTGACAAGTCCTGCTACTATGGTAATGACACGCCATCCCCATCCTCATCTAGCAACTCTCGGAAACTGATGCTTTTCGTGGCTCAATCCAAGACACCACTGACCTTCTCATGTGTGGGAGATGAAGGGAATAAGCTAGTGGTTGTGCACAATGATGCTGTGGATGATGGGATGGAGCCTGCCTATGTAGACTGCGATAATGGGGCAATGATACACTTAATATCCACATCAGAGGAGGATACGCCTGTAGAGCAGAATGAAGACTTTGAGAGAGAGCATGCAAACTTAAGGACAAGATTTGATGAGCTCAATGATAAGTACTCTAAAGATGTGACACGCCTAAACTCAGAAAATAAGGACCTACTCCAAAGACTCAAGGACTTGCACGAGTCTAGAGACTTGCTAAAGGAGCAGAAGGCTCTTCAGGAGGGTAACCTGACCCAGCTGAACGCTATCATTCATGACTTAACGAAAAAGGTTAATGATGGCGAAGGCACAGTTGCTAGACTGCTTGATCAGGCAAGGCGAGACAAGATGACGCTGATACAGCTGGAGGAAGACACTGACAAAAAGCTAGAGGAAAAGTCAAGGGTGATAGGCAACCTCTACAAGCAGCTGAAGAATCAAGCTAGGACCCCAGCACCATCAGTTATGGCAGTTACCACTGCAATTGCGGTCTCATTGCTGTCTTCAGCTATGCTGGTTTCAGGAACTTGTGAACACATAGACAATAGGCCTGGTAGTGGCAAATACCACTCCAAGCAAAGCACTTTTGATGACAATTGCAACTTGATCTTATATGACAGCAAGTGTAAGGGCTGGCAATACCAGAAGAATGAAACAAAATTCCCTTTCTTCAACTCACACTGTCACAAATATTCGCTAGTGGAGGCCATCCATGCGCCCTTGCTAACCATGAGCACGACAGGGGTGTGCAAGATCTTAAATGTGAGTGCCCAGAAGTACACCGACTGTGTGAAGGGGCTGATGCCGATGGAGCTAGATTGCCCTGATGGATACAAGTATGCTTATTACTTAAATAACAAAGGAACTGTCTCAGGGATTGAGTGTGACACTAATTATCAGCTAACTAGGGATTGCAAGATGTGTGTGAAAGTCAGCACTGATGTGAAAGGAGTCCTTGCTCTTCAAGATGTGGTCTGCCAGTCTGGGTCGATCAACTACTCTGGGCCAGTTATGTCATTGAAAGGAGTATGCTCAGTGGGGACTAAAAAGCTCAAGGACTGCACCCAGACTTCCTCCTCAATAGAGAAAGTCCCTTTCATAACTTTCAATAATCAGCAAAAGTTGTATCTTGATGCACTAGTGATGAGGAACCTGGAGATGAAATCTCCCGAGAACTTTATATGCTACGAGTTGAAGGGCCAGATGGGGTCTACTAGCTCACATCACACAGAAGCCCCAATGAAGGCAATAGACCCAAAAGAGTGCAAGAGTGTTACAAGTGGTAAGCAGAGGATCTGCACAGGGGATATAGCATTCTGCTCTGCATACACATGCTACAAAGACTACCCAGACACCACATGTAAGCTGGCACCTGGAGCTGGGCCCTTAGAGGTGTTTTATGGTGGAATCTGGACCCGGCCTACATGCATAGGTTATGAGAAGACATTGGTTGTTCGGGAGGCAGTCAAAACAGTAACACCAAAGGAAACTGCATGTTCAGCTTGTGTCTGGTCTTGTGAAAAGAATGGAATTCGTGTCACCTCCCATGGTTTCAACATGTTTTCAGCTGTGGCTTGTGCTAAGGGTTCATGTGTATCTACACACCAAAGTGGCTCTACTGAGATACTGGTCCCTTATCCTGGGCTAACGAAGATGAGCGGAGGTAGAATAGGGATACACATATCACATGATGATCAGAGTGTTAGTGCCCACTTAGTCGTTCATTGTGAACCAAAGGCAGCATGTGAGGTCAATGACTGCATCTTCTGCTTTCATGGTGTGATCAACTACCAATGCCACACTGTCATCAGCTCACTCTTTGTTAGTATTATGGTTGTTTCTCTCATACTGTTAATCCTGATCCTTGTGTCAAAATTGCTGGGGTGCCTGAAGCGATTCCCATTGGTCTCACGTAAGCCTGCTATATGGCTAGGCCTGCTGTTCAAATGGTTTGCTAGGTCCTTCAGCAGAGTCTTCACAAACCGGATTGATGGAATAAACAATGCAATAGGCTGGAACCCTGAACTTGAGAGGGTCCAGGTCCATGGCAGAAGAGCAAGGCCTGTCCAGTACTACTTGTATGCAAATGCAATATTGTGTCTCCTAATCAGCCCCGCGCTCTCCTGCACTGAAAACGTCATTGCCTCTTCAAAGATATCAAAGTGTGTCAATGAGGGTCAAAAAGTGACGTGTAAGCTGTCTGGGGTTGTTACACTAAAGGCTGGAAGCATTGGATCTGAGGCCTGTTTAACAATCAAGGGTCCATCTGATGACCAAATCGAGTTCCTCTCCATCAAGACTGTGTCTAGTGACTTGGTGTGTCATGAGGGGGACAGTTTCTGGACCAACCACTACACACCTAGGTGCCTAAGCTCTAGGAGGTGTCATCTGGTATCAGAGTGCACTGGTGACAACTGCCAAAGATGGAATGTATCTGTGGTCTCACGAGAGTTTGACCATATGACTGATAACTCCCTCATGACTGAGAATGTCTGCTATGAGCAGTGTGGAGCAGTGGGTTGCGGGTGCTTCAATGTTAATCCATCATGCTTATTTGGTCATGCATACCTTATGCCCACTAGGTCAGAGGCAGTGAGAGTGTTTGAGTGCGTGACCTGGACACACAGAGTGGTCCTAGAGATATCAGGGCCCAACATAAATACTAGACAAATAGTCTTATCAGCTCTGAGCACTCAGATAGCTGAATGGGGTAGTATCACACTCAATTTAGATGCAGAGGTGATGAACTTGGGAAATCCTATCACCTTTATGCGCACTTCTAGTGGTGCAATGGCCATAGTGGATGAGCCATTCTCAAGATCACCAAGAAAAGGATTTATTGGGGAAGTTAGGTGCAGCTCAGAGGCACATGCGGCGAGAGGGGACAGCTCATGTTCCAGGGCTCCAGACTTAATAAAATACAGGCCCCAACTGGACATTCTGAGCTGTAGTGCAGCTTTGATAGACCCATATGCTATCTTGCTTCGCAGCTCTCTACCACAGAGGAGAGGGAATCATGTGTTCACAACCAGCAAGGACGGGCACAGTGTGCAAGCAATGACATCTGGATCTGTGAATGCCGAGTTTTCCATTCTTCTAGACTCTTATGAAGTGGAATTTAAGTCTGACTCTGTCACATGCGACGCTGCCTTCATAAACATCACTGGCTGTTATTCGTGCAATGAGGGTTCTGAAGTCTGTGTCAAGGTTTGTGCCACGGGGTCCGGATCCTTTGCAGCAGTTGATGATGATTTCGGTCAAGCCATACAATTCAAGGTTCAATCAGGGGACAATGTAAAGTGTAAGATATTGCACTTTAGCAGGCCAGAGGTAGAAGAGAAGTTTCTCTACTCATGTGGTGGAGAGAAAAAGCCACTCATTGTAAGAGGCACTCTGATTGCAGTTGGTCCTCATGATGACAGAGTGGGTGGAGGCACATCAACGGTGGTGAACCCTAGGGCTGGCGGCTGGAGTATTGGAGGCTGGTTATCAGGCTTTGTCTCATGGCTGGGTGGTCCACTGAAAGCATTTGGGTACGTCCTACTCTACATTGTGCTATCTCTGCTATGCATAATCATTATAGTGGTCCTAGCTAAGACCCTAATCCAGAGAACAATACTGGCAAGGCAAAAAATGCTGTAAACCACAATAAGCATAAAATTCATGTCACCCAATCATCCCCATCCCATCCAGTGGCAGCGTGTTGAGGAATACCTGTTTGTTTTAGCTTTCCACAACTGCATTTGTAGTTATTGTGTTTTATTGTATTTGTTTCAAGCCGGTCTTTGTGT